TGACAAGCCTCTTCATTTTAAATCTAATAAAAATTTTAATGTCCCGCAAATCTGCCAATCAGGGGCAGCAGGGGGCGGTTTAGAGAGTGAGTATAAAAAAGCTCCACCCTGAAATAGCAGTTATCAGGGCAGAGCTTATAAACTTAAATAAGGTTATTCAAACATTTTCTGGATAGCATTAAGCCACTTAGATTTATTATCTCGAATGGCTGCCTCTTCCCAATGGGCTTCAGCTTGCGGGTTTGAGGGGTAATGGAGGGCTTCGCCTGAGGGAACTAGCTTATTACCCTTATAGTTAGGTCCTCCATTAGGATTGACATACTTTTCGCCCTCCCACTGGTAGTGACCGTATGGCAAATCTGGCGGATAAACTACTATTTCTCCGTGTCTATCGCGGTTTAAGTCTCTCGTCTCCTGAATTAGGCGACCATTTCGACCTGGCATGTAGCGGGTCATGTCCTCTAATACCATTTCATCTAAAGCGGATTGAGCCTCGTCCAGTCTCTCACCTATTTCAGAGAAGTCAAGAGTCAACTCACAATTAGGCGTGTTAACATGGGTATTTAACTTACGCAATCTATCCATAAAATAGGTTTTTGAGAGAGCCATGATCTCACCTCCTTTAGTTAAAATAAAACATCTGGGAAAGTCCTTAACTCCCCCAGATGTTATTTTTTATCCCTTCATCCTTAACATTCTAAGCCTTCAACTCTTTCTATATTGTATAAAAAAATCAGGGTTAGCAGAAATCAATTCTGAGTGGAAGGCTTAGAAAATCTGGAAATCTGTAAGAAATCTGGGGAAAACTAGAACATCAGGAAATTAAGAAAAGTCATCAACCAGATTATAACTCAACATAAGCTGCCCAGCTTCCGGGTCTATAACATCTACTATAGCATATGCAGCATAAGTCCCACCTTCAGAGTGACCCCCTACACAAATCAATCTGCTACCAATCTGAATCTCGCTTGCCAAAGACTGATCTCCTAAGCTGTATTGCCCTTGATTACCACTTGAAGGCTTATCTCCGAACGAACCGCCCTTATCAACATAGATGTTAGAGCCATCATGGTAGGTTATCTGGCGATGAGTTACAACTATAGTAAATCCTGTATTTGCATTCACTTTTCCGGTAAATACAAAACTATTTCCGTCGGCCTCACCCTGAACAATCACTTTATCCCCCACTTTAATCTCACTTATCTCAGATTGATCCCTAGGAGTTACCTCTGACTCCTCAGTATTATTTGGGTCAGAGTCTAACATTGTACTTATTAATACAGCTATATCGACTTCGCCCTTACCGCCACCTGAGATCTCACTTACTTCATCAACATCAAAGTAAACTACAGAGGGGAAACTAAAAGAAGTGATTGTACCCACTACTAAATAATTCTTATCCGTATAATTAGGTTCAACACCATAAAGAACTACTTTATCACCCTCACTATACGAACTCAAATCAATATCAAGTACTTCAGCGCTGCAAGAATTACCTTGAACGGGTTGATCTTGATAGGTTGAATCGGTGGCAAAAAGTATTTTAACATCCCCACCACCGCTTTCAACATTTACATTAACATATCTGTACCCGCTTATCGGCCATGTCCCATTCTCGGTTACGTAAGCTGTCCCAGAACCTTGTACATTTACAGTAAGATTTGAGTATTCTTTTATGTTATAAGACCCGTTTGAAGACGCAATTAAAGCGCCATCAGCTATAGGAGAGGGCTGTCCAAGCCCTTTTACAGTGATTACAGGCTTATTTGAAGAATCAAAAGAAGTTACTACACCTGTTACATAATATGCAAATCCGCCCGCTGATGACGTTATCTCGCCGTGTACAAGGACTTCATCCCCGACCTCTACTGTAGTTCCATCGGTCGGTTCAAGAGTAACTGACAACGTGTTACCAGCATTAAAGGTTGTAGTCCAGTCCTTAAAAGTGCTTTTAGGTAATGCACTAGAAGTGTATTCCTTTAACCCAGCACTTGACGGAACATTAACTACTACAGAATTATTCTTCGTGGTATCAAAAGTACCATTCTCAGTAACACTCTTAGAAGTCTGAGATACTAAAGTGCCGTTATCAACTACTTTACCCTCGTCCCCAGCTGCATAGGTGTTAGGCACATTAACTACTACAGAGTTATTCTTCGTGGTATCGTGGGTTCCATTCTCAACTATATTTTTAGAAGTCTGAGATACCAAAGTTCCGTTATCAACTACTTTACCCTCATCGGATGCCACATAAGAGTTAGGAACATTAACATTAGCCTCTGCATAGTTCTTAACATCTGTTATACCATTCTTAGTTATATCAACAGAACCTGTCGGCTCCGGAAATCCCCCTTTACCCCCTAACTTACGAAAGAGAAGGGCAGCTACTAATTCATTCATAAAATATCACCACTCCTTTATATTTTTGAGGGATCTAAGTCCCCGGTAGTAGTACCATCAACCGTATAGTCCTCCAAGGCTCTGAAGTATGCTGCATAAATTGACCAGTTAGTCGCGGATTTATAGGTATCAATCAGATCTCGTGGCACGTAAATAAAACCATTACCCGCTTGGATCGCGGAGCTCTCAAAAGCATTTACATGGTCTAAAATACAAATTGCATCGATTTTGCGGAGGATTAAAGTATTTAATTTAGAGCATTTTGAGAAAACCCCCTGAGATATTCTTGTGGCTAGCCCTAAATCAGCATTCTGCAACTGCATTGCATTAGAACTCATACTACCAAAAGCGTATCGACCAACAGCTGAGTTAAGTTTTGGAAACCGAGCCTCTGTAATCATCCTACAATCATAAAATCCATTATTACCTATCCACGTAACATTCTCAGAAGGGTAACTTACTAATTTATAACACCCAGAAAAGCAACCCATGCCTATCCAAGTACAATCTGGAGCCGTCACCCTCTCCAGTTTCTCATCCATCCTGAAAACGTGATCATCTAACATTAAACACTTCGGTAATGTGACATCTACTAAATTATTACAAGAATCAAAAGCATAAGTGCCCACTCTCGTCGCATTCTTAAAATTAACGCTCTGCAAAACAGGATCATCCGTAAATGCATGGTCCTTTACAGTCGTAACATCATCATTATTCATCACCTCTGGAGTGGCCTCTATAAAAGATGCGACATCATTAGGCACATTAACTACTGCCTGAGCCTTTCTTTTAACATTATAAGTGCCGTTCTTAGTGATCTCGATACTGCCCTCTGGCTCTATACCCCCGCCTCCTCCTGAACTCTGCTCTATCCACTCACTATTTTCAGCATCAAACACATAGTAAGTGGACGTATCAACCTCTAAAAAGGCACTTCCATTAGTTACTGGAAGAATTGCGCCTTTATAGTTAAATACATCAGTCGGCTTAGTATCTGAACTCGTCCCTGCTAACCACAAAGTCTTACTAAAATTATCTTGTCTTATAAGTGAAATCATGACATCACTCCTGTTCTATCCAACTTTTGTTCTCTTCATCGAATATGAAAAGTCCAGCGGTATCAATCTCATAAAACACACTACCATTTTTAATAGTAAGTTCAGCACCTTTAAAGTCCATAATAGTAGTTGGCTTAGTATCCGTTGACAATCCGAACAAAGTTACAGTCTTATTAAACGCATCCTGCCCAATTAAAGAAACCATTTAATCATCTCCCTTCTTGATTTTGTTCATCATCACTGGTCTCCCCCAGATTAACCTCTTCATTAACTACCTCAACCTCAGCAGCAGGAGCAGCTGCCTCGGCTTTAGCTTCCTCAACCATAGCTTTAGCCTCTTCCTCGGTTACCCCGTAGTGCCTTACAAGAAACCTCGCTTTACTAATATAGCCAGCCTCGGCTAATTTAAAGTCAAATGCCTTATCCTCCTCCTCGTTAGAAGTCAGATCTGAGAAGTCTGAATATAATTTATAGGCGTCAAAATAATTCTCAGACAGAGTACCGTGCATCGTGTACATAACATCTAGGATGTAAGCCATGTCATGCAAATATCCAACTCTGCCGTGGCCGTTCTTCTCTGGGCGGTCAAATAGCTGACGGTAAGAAAGTACGGTATTAATAGTATGTCTCTCCAATGCCTCTACTTGCGTTGCTGTATTAACCGTCACCATATTGCCATTAAAGGCAAAGTGGCCTGGGTCGAATCCCACCGAAACACTTATATAAGAAATCGCCCAATTAATAGTTTTTAATCGCTCCTCAGTCTGCAATTTAGGTTGCCACTGCTCTACATAGTTCTCGACCGCTGGTTTCCCTAATGCAAGTACAAATGGCGGGATCTCAATACCCTGGTCTTTAGCCATCTGAAGGCTTACCGAATCAATTACCATCATAGGAGAAGACTGGCTCGTCTCCCTACCAAGAGAACTCATAGCCGTATCTAAGATATTTAATACAGCTAAAGACTTTTGGAATATTGACTCACCAAGTGGAGATAAAGTATCAACTGTATTCACTATCGGCGTTTTTAAATATACAAATAACGGCTTAACTAACCCGTGGAACTCTGCCTCAGGCAAAATAGCTGCCCATTCAGGAACTTCCTTCAGACTCACCTGTCTGCCGACATCCCCCTGCAACTTAGATTTAAAGGCTCTGTTACTAATTTTATATACTCTCTTACCCTCTTCATCAGTGCCGTCAAATCGGTGCCACTCAGCTCTGGTGTAAAAATCCTTGCCCCTCTGAATATAAGTAAAGAAAATCGCTCCAGAGATCTCACCGTCTGAAGCGAAATTAGTCACAAGTACCCGATCAGGGGCGAGGTAATCAAAGCCCTCACCATTGTATTTACAGAACACACCGCCTAACATTAACATCCTCTCTACTACATTTAGAGAGTCAGTTAGAAAATATTTGTCCAAAGTGCTCTGTAACAATCCTGCACGAATTTTATCCCTACTCTCGATCCTAACATCTATATTTTGAGTGGTTAGGGTGGCGAGCTCATGCGCCACCATATTAGGAAATCGAATAGATAACAAGTCATCTGGTACATTTTTCTCCGGAGTGAAGCCATTTAATAGCTTTGGAACTCCCTGCTCTAGGTATTCCCACTCGGTGATAGCACTCTCCATCGCCGAACTTAGGTATGTCTCTACTGGAAACACCTTCTCCATATTATTTCGAAACATTTAGACTCCCCTCCTACTTCTTTAATAGGTGTATCTACTATTAACCGAACTCGGACTATCCTGATAATATTTACCGTTTCGTGGTAACTCAGTCATATAAACAAAACAAAATGCGTACCTTAAAGCATCAATAGCGTGATTATCCTTGTCAACATACCCACTTATCAGATTACCGTCCTTATCTCTCGGGTACTCGTATTTATTTAACTCCATATAAGTGTATGGACATCTCACTGGATCTATAACAATCTTGCGTAGCTGCAACCATTTAATACCAAAATCGACACTTCCGGCGCCCTTCTTGCAAGCCAGCGCCTTAATGCCCATTGAATTGTAGTCCAAAATAGATTTATTCTCTGCGGAGTCACAAACTGCGCCATACGGGGCAGACTTTAAATAGTCATTCCAGTTATTTAATAACCAAGACCCAGTGTCCTCATTTCTTGTTTTAATGCAGCGATGCTCACCAAATATATAAATCGTCCCGGTTTTTGGATCATATGACGACAAAACTGCGTGATATGGGTCTGGGTAGTTTCCCCAGTCAACTCCAATATAGAACGTATTAAAGCCCTTAATCTCCTCATCAGAGATCTCACGTTTCACAATGTTGCTAAAGACGGAGCCTCCATTACCGTTGGCAATACCCATGTACTCATTATCATACGCATCTGGGTTGATTTCTTTTAAATGGGCGGCGTCATCAAGAAATCTCTCACCTAACCAATCCCTCGGAACGTTCATGTAATTGGATTCATGGTATATTCTATCCGGATTAGGCTCGGATTCCTGCTCATTAACCCAACTAGATTTACTCTTCGGGGGGTTGTAGGATGCGAAATCATAGGTCTCTTTACCACCTCTTAGCAATGACTGCTTAATGTTTCGCTCCTCATTAGGTCCTGCAAGCTGGTCGCGTTCTTCAATCCACAAGATACCAATGTAACCGAACGGTGGTTTCAATGACTTTATTTTCCCCGGATCATCCGCACCTCTGAAGTATATGACCTGCCCAGTGGGTTTATATACAATTTCAAGTGGGCTCCTCTTACACTCGAAATCATCTGCAAGACCCATCATCTCGACACTCCACTTTAACTGCGCCCACACTGAGTCCTTAAGGGTCTTACCGACTTTTCTAATACAACAAGCGTGCATCTTAGGATTATTTATTAACAACTCGATTGTTTTCTCAGAGATATAAGTGGACTTTAAAGAGCCACGGCCTCCCTTAAACACATAGGTTTTATTAGGCTTTATCTCCCTATTTATATCAATGAAATCCTTACCCAGTAGCTCTGCTGGTATCCTAAAGTTACGACCATCCGCCTGCTCTGAGTGTTCTAAGGCTTTTTGATAATTTTCGATAAAGAATTGCGCCTGCTGCGCATTACCTTGAAGTGCTGCCTCAGTCGCTGATCTTAGGGTGATCATGGTCAAATAATCCCGATCTGACTCTGCAATACCGTGTTTCTTCATAGTTTCGATAGCTGCCTCGAAGGGTACTTTCATATTAGCTACCTGAAGTATCACTTCTTCGAAGTTTTTACGCCTTCTAGCGTTTTCAGCTCTCTTTAAACCGCCCATGCGGGCGATCTGTCTCTGCCTCTCAGTACCTTTTTGAAACTGAGTGGCAGGATTACCCCTCTTTAGACCAGATGTATTTCTTGCCATCTCAAATCACCCCCTCATCTGGCACATTAACTACAGCGCTGAAGTCTGCACGGATCCCCTTTATTACCCCTTTATAAAAGACCATCACCGTCATATGTCTCGACGGAGTTATACGGTTTTTACTAAACCTCTCTCGGTTCTCATCTATATCATTAAGATTTTTAGTCTTATAAATTATCTCGTTATAATAACCAAATCCAAGATCATCCATCAAAGACTCCAATTCAGATCCAATAGTAGATAAAAATCCGTGGGTCTCGGAGCGCCTCTCCTGCACTAGAGCAACTACAAATCGGTTATCATTTAAACAATTTACAGAGTTCTTTATACGCTCAACTACTACAGGCTCTAAACTCATCCCAGGTACTGCGCCCTTAAGTAAGTCAAGATATACCATGTCGACCTTAGATCCGTCAGTGGGCGGATCAATCATATATTTATAGCCCATATAGCCGCACATGTAGCGCTTTGTATCCAATTTAAGGAATGGATCAAGGATTACCCCGTCAAGGGGCGAGAACCACCGACAGAGTACATTAAATAGGTGTGCGGGGTACTCAACCGGATACGGCTTAAGAAATGCACCCCACTTTACGTCTAATGCAGCTGCCTCTGGACTTTTACCGTTAATTACGCTGAAAGGTGGTAAAATAAAGTCGTCCTTTAGAGCGCCTTCTTTACCACCATCTAAGCCCTTTACTCTAATTTCTTCAAAACCGAATGGCTTAAAGTCGAAGTCCTTAACCTTGTCAAACTCCAGTTTTAATAACTTTTCATTCCATTTAGCTGCCTCGCCTACTTTATTATCCGCCAACCTAAATGCCTTTATCTGCTGAGGAGTTAAGTCATTAATGCGAATACAAGGCAATTCCTCCATATTTAATCGCTTTGCAGCTGTCAATCTGGCGTGTCCTGCTACCACGAAATTATCCTTGTCTACTATAATCGGTACATTAAAACCGAACTTACTAATAGAATCCATCAGAACTGGTACTGTCTCGTCATAATTCCTCGGGTTCTTAGAGTAGGGTATAATATTTTTAACAGGGAGCATTATAATACTGCTCTCCTCAAAAGTAGGCATCAGAGGCGCTTTAGACTTATTCTTCTTTTCACTATTTCTATTTGACATATTAAATCGCCTCCTCTCCCCAGTTATTAGCCATCTCCTGTGGGTTACCCTTATAAAAGACAAGACAATTCTGGTGAATCGAACTTACTTTTCGATTAACACCGAAAGGACGTCGACTACTGATTGCTTTACTTCCTGGTGTATTAATCAAGATTATTTCATCCCAGAAATTCATCCCTAGTGACTTACACCAATCAATGGTATCTAGTACAAATCGTCTATAAAATCCTTTCTTGTCACGCACCTCAGATACTACAATGCAGAAGAAGGAGTTATTCTTTAACTTCCTATACGCAATCTCAAGTATTCTTTTATAAGTATCTAAAAAGTCATCTGGGCTCATAGCTGAGAGGTCTCTCTCATCATCCGAGTAAACTTCCAAATCATAATAAGGTGGACAAGTCATCACCATGTCAGCTGTCTCATCATCTATATAAGCATCAGCATTTAAAGAGTCATCACAAATATATGTGGGTGACAGCTCCAACTCCTCAGCCTTAGCACGATCTACTTCAACCTGCTCTTCGCGCAAATCAATACCTATATACTCGCCTCCGAGATGGGTGGTGATTATACCTCTCGTGTATCCCCCCGCGAACGGGTCGAAGACTAATCCACCATCTCGGTTAAACCACTTACACAAACAGTGGCAAAGTACCGGATTAAATACTGAAGTACCCGTAAGATCCAT